GATTGCCAGCAGGATGGGCCATGACTTCGCAAGGATGTCGAAAAAGTCCACATTACAACCCCAATACTTTCGCAACAAACTGGGCAGCAACGCCGGGGCCGAACAGAACACAGACAATCACCCCATACAGCAGGTACTCTATGCGGGTCATACGCTTTGAGCCATCAGCAAAGCTCTTCTGGATGCCTTCGTATCTTGTGGCGCAGATGGCCTCATGCGTGGCAAGTTTGGCCTCTGTCTCGCTGATCATTTTTTCGGTCATGGTGCGTCAGGCCAAGTGACATTGTTGGGGAACCCGCTCTGTGTTGGAATGTCTCGCAGGGCTTGACGATAGGTTTTCCAAACATCACTGTTTGAAACGTCTGACAGCACCCGCCAATCGCACGCTGTTATTTTTGCGTTGCGCTCTGCCCTAACTTCTGCTGCCTTGCGGTCGTTAGCATTAGCAGCCCATGCCGCCTTCTTTGTATCGTATTCGGCTTGCTCTTCAGCCGTATAGGGAATCTGAACAATCTCGCCAGTGCTTACATTTACTGTAATGGTGTGCATGATGATTCCTTAAATGTAAGCAATGTTGACTTCGCCAAGATCAAACGTATCTGTTCCATTAACCGTGGTAAACCTAAGCTGATTAAGCTGTTGCGAAAGTGATTTACCTCCTGCACTGGATTGAAGTCTACCAGCGCCGCCAAAAGAGTCGTTAAGTGCCCCACTATAATTCCAAGAAAATGTGGCGCTGTTTTCTAACGCTAGAGTAACTAAACCAAATTGGTCTTGCGCGGCGACATTGGCAGAAGTTAATATAAACCCAGAAGTTGAGGTAGTTGATGTTGGCGTTCCAGTTGCGGCTATAGCGCGATAATCAGTGGTTTCAATCCCCCCCGCGTCTCCAATTTGTATGAGGTAAGGCGATGTTCCGGTAGTAGACACGCCGTTCATCATGAATAGAATTTGTTTTGTACCTGCTGGAATTCCTGTAAAGTTAATTGATGTTCCGGAGGTTGTTGCAACTGGAGTTCCAAGAGTAAAGCCAGCAGAAGGAGCAACCCAAGCACCATCACCACGCCAGAAGGTACTTGCAGATGCGGAAGTTCCTGAGTTTAAATTAGTAACCGGCAAGTTGCCCGTTACCCCAGTGGTTAGCGGCAATCCCGTTGCATTGGTCAACGTCCCGCTTGCCGGTGTACCAAGGACAGGTGCAGTTAATACTGGCGCAGTCAGCGTCTTGTTGGTCAGCGTGGTTGTGCTGGTCGCCGTGACAATATTGCTTGGCGTGATGATTCCAGATAGTGCTACTGTAGCCATGATTTACTCCAATGCTTGTATTTGTGCTGACAGCGCATTAAGCTGTGCAAGCAGTTGTTCTTTGGTTGTTGCAGGTACAACTGGTGGCACATACGCTGCCGCACGAGCTTCCAACTCAGCAATCTCTTCAGCCGTTAAATCAACCTGAGTGATTTCACCCGTGCTGACGTTACATACTATTCTGTGCATGATGATTCCTTAAATATACGCAATGTTGACTGAGCCACCGTCAAAATTTTGCGTTCCCAACTCTGTTGTAATTCTTACACGGTCACACGTTGCAGAAAGTGATTTGTCGCCAGAAATAAGAAAATTTGATGCTGTGTTACCTGACAGCACTCCTTGAGCGCACCAAGTATTTGTTGATGAACTTTCCAACGTAAGAATTACAGTTCCGCGAAGTGCGTGTGCAGCAACCTCAGAATATATTGCATACCCTGCCGACGCAAACCCTGCGGCTACAGTTGTAGTTAAAATATAACCACAACTGCTATATCCAGATGTTTCTATACCACCAGAGTCGCCAATTTGAATTAATTTAGCTGATGTCCCATCTGTTGAAACACCATTAAATGTAATGACAATCTGTTTGACCCCTGCGGGAATACCAGTAAAGTCAATGCTTGTGCCTGATGTTGAAGCTACTGGAGTTCCAAGAGTAAACCCAGCAGAAATTGTTGTCCAAGTAGGCAAACCAGAACCCGCACTTGTTAAAACTTGTCCATTAGTGCCAGCCGCACCCGCAAGGGTCAATGCTGTTGTCAGGTTAGCTGATGCAATAGTCGGCGCAGTCAAGGTCTTATTGGTCAGCGTCTGTGTTGCTGTAACCCCTACTACATCAGTAAGTGTGTTACTTCCGTAGGCAATGGTTTTATTTGTCAACGTGGTTGTGCTGGTCGCCGTGACAATATTGCTTGGCGTGATGATTCCAGATAGTGCTACTGTAGCCATGATTGATCCTTATATAGTTTCCAAATCAGGCATTTTTATTTTTGCCATGATGATTGCCGTTGATGTATCTCTATCAATTTTCATATAGCCCTTACAAGTGATGTTGTAGTCTATCCCGTTAGCGTCTTTTTCGCTCTTAATAGGCACTGATATGTCCAAGCCCTTGAACAAGTATTCTTTGCCGTTTTCAAAAACTCGCCAGACATGATCCATTGAACCACGGCCTTCTTGCCCACGGCTTTTGTTAAACCTAATCTGGTACGTGTTCATATTACTTCAGCGGCTTGTTGCGGCGCTTGAATTACAGTCAAGTTAAAATGCACAAACTTGATTGGCTTATCTGCCGCATGGCGCGTAAACGAATGCATCAACCATGAGTTGGCAAAGATCATCATACCGGGCTTGGGCGTAAAGTTAATCATTTTGCTGGCAGGTGTGGCCGCGCTCATGTCTTGCTCTGGCAGATCAATCTGCACTTTTCCCGCACGAGGATCATGAAACACAACGCGGGAGCAATCTTCTGGTGTTTCAAGAAAATAGAAACCAATAATTTGTGAACCAAACCCGTGAACGTGTGCGTCCATCGCAGAGTGCTTGTGATGTTCTTGTGTCCACATTTCTGTAAACGACACCGCCTTGTCACTCATAGCATAACCCTGTTCATTAAGGATGTTCCAAGCAGTAGCCCCAACAAACTCGGTAAACTTAGCCATGCGCGGGTCACCAAAGAAGTTGCCCGTCATGTACAGGGGATAGATTTCATTGAGCAATTGCGTCTTACGGGCTTCAGCCAAACCCTCTTCAGAAACAGTATTAACCGCTTCCAAAAAGTCAGGACGATCAATAATGTAAATTGGGCAAGGAAAGTGGTGTGCAACTTGAAGTTGCGTGTGCAGTACAACTTCAGCCACTGACTCAGCGGCTTTGCAAACTTTGGGTTTTTTGGCTACCTTGCTCATCGTGCAACCCAAGCCCATGCAATAAAATCAAACTTGTAATCACCTTCTGGACGCGCAGGAGCCTCTTTCCAGTTTGCGTCAGCGCCAGACCAGAAAACAATCTTGCCTTCCACTGGCTCTGGACGCGGAATTGGAGGAACCATTGTGCAAGTAGCCTCATCCAAAGTCCATGCAGACCAGTTAGATGCATATTCTTGCTGATTGAATACAGTGATGACAGCCTGTTGCTTGGCAGTCTTTTCTTCTGCGGTCATTTCACGCACCGACCACACATCAGTCCACACACCGTCTACCTTGGCATAGACAGGCTCATCAAATTCTAAAATTTGATAAACCGCAGGCGTAGGGCGTTCAACACGAGTGAAAGGCTCCCAGTGAGTTGGCACTACACCAAACGCTTGAATGAGGTTGTCCTCAAACGCTGGATGATTCTTTGTCGCGCCGTTTTCAGTTTCAATGTAAAGGTTTGTCATTCGTCAGCCGTCCGTGTTGATGGGAATGATCTTGCACAACCGGGCCAAATAATACGGACTGCGCCGGGAGATACGGTATTACTGCCAGTACCCGCGCCATACGTCCCACCGCCGCTTGCAGTACCGTCAGTTCCACCAGAACCACCTTTTCCATTTTTTGAAGCGCATGTACTCGCAGCGCCGCTAGTTCCTTGCCCAAGAATACCCACGCCACCACCACCTACTGCCGCGCCGAGTACATTACCGTTTTGCCCGTACCCGCCCCCGCCCCCGCCACCAGCGCCTGCTGTTCCAGCATTGCCCCCCGCATTGCCTCCAATACCTCCAGCGCCCGAGTACCCACCTGCGCCGCCACCGGCTCCCCATATTGGGCCAGCGCACTGATTTCCCGTTCCACCACACCCGCCATTTCCACCGCCGTCTCCAGTGAATGTTCCACCAACAGCCCTTGTTGTCGGGTTTGGTTGGCCTGCGCCGCCTCCACCCTTGACTACTCCAGTAGAAACAAAATAACTATCATTTCCGTTGGTGGTGGAGGTAGCGAGTGCGCCAACAACAACAGTATATGAACAACCTGAAGTGACTGTATAGTTATTTTTGTACCCCAAACCAGCACCGGCCCCACCCCCGCCATTTGCAGCAGTTGTACCCGTCTTTCGATCGCCGCCAGTACCAACAGCTACAACAGATACTTTAGTCACGCCAGCAGGCGCAACCCAAGAATATGTACCCGCTGTTATAAATGCTTGTTGACTTGGCACGGCTGATGTGGTTATTGAATTACTTGCCGCACTAGCAGGGCCAGTGCCGATAGCATTGGTGGCTGTAACAGTGAAAGTGTACGAAGTTGCAGCAGTCAATCCAGTAACTGTAATTGTTCCAGACCCTGCTTGGCTTAATGTTCCAGTAATACCACTTGGGCTTGAGGTAGCCGTGTAAGAAATAATTACAGACCCGCCGTTGCTTGCAGGGGCTGTGTATGCGACTGTTGCTGTTGTTGAGCCTGTGGCAGTCGCTGTACCAATAGTAGGCGCACCGGGGACTGATGTCGCCGTTACCCCAGCCAAATTAAGCATCATTCCACTCATGCTAAGTTACCCGTAACTACAGCGACTGTGGCTGTAATAAATAGAATAGTGGCTACACCGCGAGTAGTCACGCTAAAAGAAGAAATATCTGCGTCTGTGCCGCCTTTATAGACGGTTGTTACCGCAGAACAAGTGCAGGATATAGACGATCCTGTGTTGTTAAAAATGCTGATTGCATCGCCAGCCGCAAACACAGAGGCAGGGACAACAACTGTTCCTGACGTGCCTAGCTCAATAAACTTACCAACATCTCCAATAACAAGGGTGTAGCTTGTTGTTTTAGCGCCTGAGTTTGGTATGTTTAGATAGCCAACTTTGTTTGTTCCATCTACCGTGCAAGAACTTAATACGCCTTGTGATGGTGTTCCCAACTGAGGAGTTGTCAGTACTGGCGCTGTCAGCGTCTTGTTGGTCAGCGTCTGTGTGCCAGTTAAAGTGACTACCGTGCCGCTATTTCCACCAATCTGTGCAGAAACATTCCAACCATAAGTTGCGCCTGTATAAACAAGCGTAACAGTCACCCCTGTAATATCGCAGACCAATGTATCGCCAGCCGTGTTGTTGGCAATCTTAATCAACGCCGTAGGGTCAATCGTTAGGTTGTTTGTCCCCCACTGGCTGAATGAGTCAACCACAACAATAATGTTACCCACCGATGGGCTTGTAGGCAAAGTAACTGTAAACGCCCCGCCCGTTGTGTTGGTCAATACACCATCGTTATTTGCGGCTGTGTAGTTGGCTATCTTGACTGCTGTGTAAGAAACACCGCCAGCGGCTGCTGCCGTACTTGCCCAAGTCGTGCCGTTGCTTGTCAGCACATTACCGCTGGTGCTTGGGGCCACAAAGGTCGGTGCTGATGTTCCGTTGCCGAGAA